GACATTGTCACTGCGGCTAGTAAAATTGCTAGTAGTTTGTTCACGGTAAATCTCCTTGTGTAACAACATTATTTAAACACAAAGAGATTACAAAATGATTACAAAATTATGTCCAAAGACTGTCACGGGCCTTGATCAAACGAATCAGCATGGCTTCGTCTTCTGCCGCATAGTCTGCTTCAATCTTCTGTAGTAGTTCATGTGAACGTGTGCTGAGTTCTTCGAGTTCAGGAGTCTTCTTGCTGCCAAAAAGTCTGCCATCGTTGAGCAATCGAGTTTTCTCGCAGTATTCTGTCCAGCCACTTGCATCATGCGGGTCTGGACGATTTGGATAAACAGTGGTCCACCATAGGTAAAGCTCTTTGATTTCACGGGCGCGGATAGCTTGTCCAGTGGGTTCGGCCTTGTGCTTTTCACCCTCTTCTAACCATTCTTCGTTAGTTAAGGTCATTGCCCAATCAAGATGATCTAGTCCTGCTTGCGGGCATCGCCATGTGCGCCAACGGAACCAACCACTTGCCCAGAACGGTGGCGCATATTTTGCACGATCTTCTTTGCTGCCCCACGCAATATGACTCCATGCTGTTTCGACTTCAACAAAGTCGACGAGTTCGTTGAAAAGACATGGTAGAAAACGATTGCCAACGTCACACCACTGACCAGGCTTAATATCACGACGATGGGCAGTAAGAGAGTGGGTTCGAGTAACAAAGCGATTATTAATATAATACTTGACATCATAAATCCTATCAATTGGCCACCAGATAAAGTTCTGAATTGCATCCAAGGCCTCTTCGGCGATCCAGTAGCGAACGGGATTGTAGCGTTTTGCTTCATCTTCCCATTCCGCCCACCCGTCTGCAGTTAGGGCACCTTTTTTAGGAGTACCGCGAACCCAATCTGCAAACTTAGTGCATGACCAATAGTTACTTCTCATTTTATTTTCTCATTAGTTTCATCATAGTTCTAACATGAACTCTATCTTTTTCTTTTTCATCTTCAGGTAACTCGTCATATGGCACATGTTGTGCCGCATTATAATCTGCCTTTGGGTTACGCTTCATCCATTCAATATGAATGTATTCTGCAGCCTTTTCAATATCATTAGGAAACTCAATCACTGCCTCGGCGGCTGCTTTGCCTGCGGCTAAGTTTTCTCGTTGCCAGTCTGGATGCAGTTTATCAAACGGAACATTGATATTACCTTCAGATCCATCTGAATTCTTTTTAACTCGTTCCTTTGTGCCAGTTGGATCAAAGTTACGACGCCATTCGTCATGCGCTGAACTAGCAAACTGTGAAATGGCATTTTCTGTTAAAACAATGTTGATGTATTCTCTAATCATTTACGATCGCCAAAAAGTTGTAACAGGTTAATAAACAAGTTGATAAAGTCCATGTACAACGTCAGAGCACCACGAACTTCTGCAACATCACTGGCTTCTACTGACAGTTCTTCACGGATCTTCTGTGTGTCATAGGCAGTTAGGCCTAGGAAGATGATAATTGCCAGTGCTGAGATTACCATCTGCATCACAGTTGATCCAATAAAGATATTAACAATACTGGCAATGATGATTGCAATTAAACCAACAAACATAAACTTGCCAACGTTGTCTAGACTCTGTTTGGTAAAGTAGCCATAGCCACTCATAACACCAAACAGGATGGCCGCACCCATAAACGCTGATACAATACTACCCATAGTGAACACTGCGAAGATTGTAGCAAAACTCAATCCCATCAATGCGGCAAAGCCATGTAAGCATAACTGTGCTACGCCCTTACTTGGATTATTACCTAGGATTACAGCAACGCCAAAAATTGCCACTAGCGGTGCAAAGATTACAATCCACTTTAACACACCTGTAAAAAAGAATGCCAATAACTCTGGACTAGATCCTACAAAATAACTGACAATCATTGATACAATAACAGCAAGGCTCATGTGTCCATAGACACGCCCCATTGCTGAATTAATTTCGCTTGCAGAACGATATGACATTCCGCCTGTATAAGTTGTTCCAAACATAATTTTCTCCTTGTAATTTATTTAATTAACGTAATGCATCCATTGTTAGTTCTTTACCATAGACATGTGCTACAGGTTTAATCCATCCTGCATTTATAGCAGTGATAAAGATACTTTTATATTCCGCAGGGCAATTTTGACTAATTTCAAATCCTGCTCTGGGACACATAACAACCCCGTCATTAAGCATAAACTTATCATCACCTGGCCGTATGGTTGTAATATTAGTTGTTTTACTACTTATCTTCATAGTTGATCAACCCATTCTTTCCAATCTTTAAAAGTCTGATTAGTCCAATTTTCATTGTACCCGTGATTTACTATTACACGCTGTACCGGCCACCATCGAGTATATGGCTGACCAAACGGTCCACTGAACCAATCGTGACTATTGCCAGGAAATAAAGACAACGTTAGTTTATCTGTCGGCGATTTAAAATAGTTAGGACAATTTTTAGGAATACTTAATGGGTCTTCTTCGGTTGCCCAAATACGTGTAGGAGTGTGTAACACACCTGCCTGAATTTTATGAACAGGGCGACAATCTGGCCAAATTAATGCTACAGACTCAAATATACCAGCAGTACCGTGTCGATCTCCAGGTATCCAAATACCTACTCTACCACCCCAACTAAATCCAAACAAATGTACTTGGCCATTCGACCATGGTTGAAGTTTAATCCATTTTGCAAGTTCTATAGTGTGTAGAGCCTGATCCCAACTTTGGCGGCCTTTTAATCTGTTGTCGTCGCCCGACCAATGACATCTACCGTCAACTGATCCGTTTGTATAGTCGTTAACATATTGTGAAATCACAAAGTTTGCATTAGGCCATATTTCTTTAAATTTATTGCGATGAAATAATTGGTATTCTTTTCCAATAAAATCTAGTCCATTGCAACCTGGTACATATAGAATGGTAGGCGCCCTAGTGGTGTTCGTATACAACTCAGCACTAGTTCCGTTGACTTTTACATGTTCTTGAGCATGTATTACCATGCACCACATACTGATGATTAGCGAAATAAAATACTTCATATTGATGCCTTAAATCTTCTCTCCTACTTCAAATCCACGGAACCGTAGGAACCTTGGAAATCGCAAACTGTATGTTCCGTCCTGGTTTTGAGTGACTGCATCTGCTCGCACTTCCACGATCTGACCAAGTAGGGAATCACGTGAAATCCAATAACTATCGCGATCACTATCACTAAAACCACTGCCAACGTTGACTCGAATAGTTTTTCCATCATCGACTCCTTGGCATACAATCGCACCAAGCCGTCCAACGTTTCTTCCTGTACCTTCTTCGACATCAGTTACCTCCAATGATACTTCGATAAATGGCTTTAACTTCAACCATGCTACACTACGTTTACATTCGTAACCAGCAAGAGGATCTTTAATCATAATGCCTTCGTAGCCACCTGCCACTGCCTGTGCGTTGATTTCTTTGTAACGCAACTGACCCCCATCTGTATCCAAATCAACCAGTTCATTAGCAAGGCAAGTAACATTAGGCAACATCTCATTATTCTGTTCTACCCAAGCCTGCACCATTTGACTACGAACTGTTTGACTCTTATTCCAAAATCCTTTTTCAAAGTCTTCAAGTGGACACATGTCAAACAAATTCAAAATAGCATCGTTAGCCTTAACATCGCTTTTACGATGCACCTGCGTCATCAAGTCTTGGAAACTACTACTCATAATTTCACCGTCAAGCACTAGATCATACTTAGGTGGCGCCTTTTTAACCACTGCACTGATCTGTTCGGTAACATGTGGAAAGTTTACAAGTTCCTTGCCGTTGCGACTAAACATGTCCACCCGACCGTCGACACGAACAATAGTGACCACACGGACACCGTCCAGTTTAACTTCAATAAATTTCTTACCAGAAACTTTGGCTTCATGATTAGCACTGTCATGTGCCAATTGACAGCCAAACACTGGAATAGCATAGTCGGGCCATTGTTTCTCTACAACCTTGTTAATTGTTTTTTCACTAACACCGCAACGCAGATCTTTGATCAGTATGCGTCGATACCATCCATTCCATTCAGCCTTAGTGGCACTGGCCATCATTTTAGCAACAGTGTCACGGGCAAGGTTGCCTGTGAGGCTACGATTAACAAAACCAGTAATAATGAGACTAAAACTATCCCAAGGTAAGCCAGCACCATCTTCATCTTTTTTCTCCGGGATCTGTTTCAATCCAAATGTAATCATAGGGTCTAGAGCAAGACGTGCGCCTTGAAAGAATTCACTATTTCCTTCTTGGGCAATGGCTTCGATGATTGCTTCTTTGTTTAAACGGCTTGGATGACTTTCCAATGACCAAATATGGCTAGCACAAACGCTCATATCAACTCCAATAATTAACTGTATAAGTGTATATTATACAGTCTAACAGTTAGTATGTCAAGTGATTTGTTGTCTTAAATGGTTTGCCTAAGTAGGCATTTTCTAATTGGGTCATTATTTTTCGTTTCATTTGAACGACTTTTGGATGACTATGATCATACTCAAAAGCCTTCATAAAACGTCCCCAACTATTTGGACGAACTCTTTTTGGAACAGGGCTATCTAAATATTCTTTAATATCGCTAATTTCAAAACCAAATTTATCAATCAGTTCTTGTGCTAGATTAAATGAGTGTGCGCCCATTTCATCTCGGTGTCCGTAATACTCTTGTTCTCGACGATCTTTGGCGTAATAGGCTGTGCTTTCGTATCCGGGAATGTCTTTGAAATTTCTAGCACGATATTGTCTAGTGTGAATAATCTCATGTAGCACCGTATCGGCAAATAACCGACACATACGTTCCCAGCGATATAAACTAGTCTTCATGGTGTCGGCAGTAGTTGGAAAAACCAATTCAACTTCAATGAATCTCTTGTTGCCCAAATTATCAAGATAACTGTGGTAAGCACCACCGATCCATACTTCGCCTGGTTTGACTGGTTTGAATCTACTGCTGGTTACTTTAATCGGAAGGTGTGCTTTAATGTGCTTACTTACCATGCTGTTAATTTCAGCAATAGGTAACCGCTTGTCTACGATCTTTGATTTAAGTTCGTAGAGCATGGAATACAACATGTTTCGATCCAACTCGGACCAATTAAATGCTCTCCGGGTCATTGCACACTCCTAGTATAGTTATTTATAGTATACTAGGAGTTCCAGTTAACTACGCACTTTATGGGCGTTTATCAATGATTTCGTCAACCAACCCGTATTCCAATGCTTCTTCTGCACTCATAAATTTGTCACGTTCCATGTCGTTTTTAAACTGTGCAAACGTTTTACCCTTTGAATTGTGTTTGACATAAATTTCAGTTAAATTCTTCTTCATTTTAAGAATTTCTTCAACTTGAATTTCCATATCTGTAGCCTGCCCACGGGCACCACCTGAAGGCTGATGAATCATGTGTCTAGCGTTTGGTAGCATTTTACGCTTGCCTGCCGCACCTGCAGTAGCCAGCAGACTGCCCATACTACAGGCTTGGCCCATAACAATGGTGCTAACATCGGGTTTAATAAAC